GACACTCAGACGTGTTTAAATATTTAAGCTGGAACCGACCGTTAGGTCAGAACCAACGAAGATAATACAAATGCTCTAGAGATCACTGTACGCATATCGTTCAAACTTACCTTAGGTATTAATTCCTGAGAGCAAGTGCTGCCTCTCATGATCCAGTATTTAAATTTCCTGAATTACCTTTACAGCTTAAAGCCTGATTGACTTAGCCTAACTGATCCCTAGACTCCCCGTTTATTAGAGAAATCGTAAAGACGAGTAGCAAGTAGAATTGAAGGCATTGCCTTCAGTTCTACCCGTTCACCTAATACGCGGAATGGCCGAAGTTGGCCACGCAGTTTAAAGCTATCAACCCATTTCATAAATTTTCATTCATCTATTGGAATCCGAGAGGTTCTCATTTTAAAGAGAACATCAGAAACCTCATTGAAATCCGACTTAATCAACGGATTGGCCACTTCTCACTGCGCAAACTGAATCTCATATAAGACATTATAAAATTCCCCTGGGAACCGAAGTAGGCTAGTAGAAACTAACCCACCTCGACCCGTGGAAATATAGTAAAGCTCATTTTCAATCCATTCGGTCATTCCGGGACTACCGGAGTAGACTCCCCTTGTTGGAAGGCACTCTCTCAGAGAATTAACACGAAGTTCATCTTTCGATGCTCAATCGCGGTAAGCCTCCGAAACCGGGCCTGGAAGTGCGGGTCACATTTCTGTAACCTGCACCAGCCACTCTGGGCGTATAACGAATGACTTGATGTTTAATCAAGAACTAACATTATGCCCCAAAGTTCCCCAAGGAGAACAACGCCACTTTCCAATAGTCGCCAGCCGTCTAGGCAACTTATCGAATGTCGCAGACAGACGTCCACGTACTTTATATCCTCAACCAACAAATCCCGCAATCGAAGCCGCCCCAAGTCCATACTTACGTATGAACTCAGTTGACGACTCGAAAGCATGCAGAGCAGCCACCATTTCCTTGAAAGGAACTGGTGAACAATCCGCATTTCGAACTAAAAACCGTTTCGCAAACTCTAAGACTCCCTTACGGGAAATCAAAGATTTTGCTAATCCAATTTCTACCCCAATGGTCTCCATTAGTTGAAGATACGCCGCCGCAACTTTTCCATTTGCGATAACAATATCGTCACCTAGTACCGCGTAATCAGTGAATGACCCTCATTTTCACCCTACTCGAAATGCAGCTCAACCAACAATAAAATGATGGGTAAGAGCGAGCATCGCCCAAGAGGACAACGCTCCCATAGGCTGACCTACCGCGTAACGTACTGTGGCGGGAGTATCTAGCCCCTGAACCCCACGAGGGAGTTTAGGGACTAAATAATCTCGACCTACTAGTAGATTCTTCCACGCCCATCCGAAACTATTTCCAAAGAGATAGTTTAAGATGTTTGCCTGAATATCCACTGGTAAGCGATCAGTCGCAGCTGATAGATCGTAACACCAAAACTTAGTATGACCCAAGTCTCGGAGCCGATCTATCGGCGCCAACTGATCCATAGTTCCGTCGGTCGGCATCCGACCTAATAGTTTGAATATGAAGGAATGTAGCGGGAACAGTAGTCACTGTGTCCAACATTCCACCATAGCAAACACTCTAACCTTTCCTGCAGCCTCCAACTTGAAACCCAACTTCCCAATGGGAAGCGGAGTCGCAATGGAAGCTTTGGCAATTCCTTCTAGTAGCTCACGGATAGTCTTTTTCCGAAGCCCAGCAAAGTGACCTTCACTAGACTTAGGATCAATCATATCTGCCAACCAATAGAAGGAGGTTATCACTTCACTATTTAGCAAAGCCACACCCCCAGCAAGGATCCCACGTGGATCCCCACTAACTTTCCTTCCTTTTTCCATAACAGACGGAGTTGACTTGGTCAACGATATATATTGGACTGGAGGAAGATCAGCTTTCGCCGATCCTACTCCCACATACCCCAAGGTTTTACAAAAACTAGTAATAGCCGTTAGAATCTCCCTTTGAAAGGAGACACTAAAAGCTTTCCCAGGATCTGTGATAGTCGACAACTTTAGCTTACCAGGTATTACCAAGACTCGATAAATCGAGAATCAGGTTACCCATAAACGTAGATGCCGAGTATCCCCTTGACGTATCCGCTTTCGAGACTCTGAGGGTATTACCCTCGGAAGCCCGTCCGCGGCCCGCGCCACTGCACAACCTAATTGCTGAGCAGATGGTATCCGCATCCCTCCTACTGCCTGCATAGTAAGGACATACCAGGACTTGGTTTTTATAACCACTCCCCGATATCCCTCATGTCTGTAGACAGCGTAGAGGACGCGAATATATATAAACGCTAACCGAGCCATTGCACTTGTATTACCTCCACGAATAGAGAAACCAGCCTTTAACAGCCAGTTAATCCATCCGCGCCCCGCTTTTACACGGAGCATACCACTTAAGTTAGATAAAGTTACCTGAATATCACGACGGCACATTAGTTTCTTAAAATTGATGTGTTTCATAATATTCTTAATTTAGTTTAACGCCCCTGATCCTCGGTATGGTTCACTTTCGCGATACCACTACTGTGTACTACACTCTTATTCCCCCCTTTAAAGGGGAAACCGACCATCACTGAACGCCTAGTAGACATAACCGACCTGGGCTGGATACCAGATCTTAAATTACCTTGCCGACCAAAACGATAATTCCATCACCCTTAGCTTCGGTTTCGCATTGCTGCGGCCGCAGGTAGCCTACAAAGGCAGCCATTTTACTGGCCTAGGAAGTAAGGAATTATGAGTCCAACTGAAGTCTGTTGAGATAAACAGATCCTCCAATCTTTTTCACCTTCCAGTACACCTACTATATAACCTCCCTGTGACAGGGAAGCCATACATTGTATGGCCCTCGGAACGTGTTTGATATCAAGTATCAATGTAGTATGAACTACACCTATACCGGATATCCTCCACTCTGGAGGATTTTCCAGATCAGGGTCTTAATAACATTAAGACC